GAGGTGCCGCTATGGGTGGTGCACCAGCATTAACCGGAACAGGGTTAGCTGGGGATCTTGGTGGACTTGAAGACACATTACCAGACGAAGGCGGTGATATTGGAGGCGGTGAAGCTCCTCCACCAGAAACAGTAACAGGAGATGACTTAGGAGGCGCACCAGCACCTGAACCTGACGCTCCTGCATAAATAATACTATGATACTTAAAGAACTTTTTTACTTTGATAAAGATAACCTAGAACCAATTGAAGACTTGACCTATAGTCCAAAAGACGATACAAGTGTTCAAATGGCTGATGATTCACGTAAATCTAAATTAACTTTTAAAGATATAAACAAAGCTAGAAAAGCTCAAGATAGTCACCAAAAAGAAACTACAAAAGAGTTAGAATTTGTTAAACAAATGTATGGAGCGGCGGCCCAAGCGGCGGCAGGTGCTGTTTAACAGGATGATAAATGTCACAAGAAAAGATTGCTTTTGTATTAGGAAACGGCTTAAGTCGTAAACCGATAGACCCACATTTATTAAAACAACACGGAAGAATTTACGGGTGTAATGCATTGTATAGGACATTTGCACCAGATTATCTTGTGGCAGTAGATACAAAAATGATAATGGAAATACAAAAAACAGACTATGCTCATAAGCATCAAGTTTGGAGTAATCCTAATAAATTAACAAAAGCTGACCCTAATTTAAATATTTTTAATCCAAACAAAGGATGGAGCAGTGGACCTACTGCTTTATTCCTAGCAAGCACACATGATAATGCAAAAATTTATATATTAGGATTTGATTATGTTGGTACTGGTAATAATCACGAATTAGTGAATAATATATATGCAGGCACAAAAAACTATAAAAATTTAAATGATCGAGCTACATATCATGGAAATTGGCAAAGACAAACAGCATCATGTATAAATCAATTTGTTAGGACTAAATACATTAGAGTTATGGAAGAGGACAGTTATATACCAGATAACTTAGTTGATTGTAAAAATTTAAAGCATATGTCAACCAGAATTTTTTGTAAAACTTTTGGTATAACCCCATCAAAATCTTAAAATACGCTGTTTTGACCCCATTTTAAGCGTATATTTCCCAAAAAGTGTAAATATAATAGACAGCCTTGTAAAATTTATTGTGAAGGAGATAAACATGACTGAACGTAATAAGTTTGAAGAAATGCTAGAGCATTTAGTCAACGAAGATAAAGAAAAAGCTGAAGAGCTATTCCACGAAATTGTGGTAGAAAAATCAAGAGATATATATGAAAATCTATTAGCAGAAGAAGATGCTGAAGTAGAAGAAACAACTGACGAAGAAGTAGATGAAGCTACTGATGAGGAAGTAGATGAAGCTTCTAACGAAGACGATCTTGACGAAGCAACTGATGAAGAAGTTGAAGAAGCATCTGCTGATGACGCAGAGGTTGACGAAGCCACTGACGAAAAAGTAGAAGAATTTATGGAGCCAACTGTAGAAGCTGACCCTGTAGACGACATGGAAATGGATGTTGAAATGCCAGACGCTGGCGATGATATGGAAATGGGCATGGACGGAGACGACATGGGCATGGACGCAGAAGGCGGAGAAGGTGACATTGAAGACCGTGTAATGGACCTAGAAGACGAGCTAGAGTCATTGAAGCAAGAATTTGAAGCAATGATGGATGGCGACATGGGTGACGAAGAAGCACCAGCTGATGATGAAATGCCAATGGACATGGATTCAGAAGAAGGTGACGATGCTGAAGAAGAGTCAATTGAACTAGAAGCTACTGACGAAGAAGTAGAAGAAGCTACTGACGAAGAAGTAGAAGAAGCTACTGACGAAGAAGTAGAAGAGTCAAAAATTGCCAAGTCTGATACAGAAGTTATGCGTGAATACGTAGATAAAATGGCAGAAGAGCCAAAAAAAGGTGACAACGGTGCAAATGCCAAGTCAACAGTAGCTGGTAAAAACGATATGGGCGGTACATCTGCTAATATTGCAAAAGGTGGCTCAGCTGACGAAGGCGGTACTGGCGGTTCTGCAAAAGAAGATTCACATGGTAATGTAAATGTACCTGGTGGAAAAGCGGCAAAATCAATGAAGTCGCAACCTGGACACGGCGCTGAAAAGAAGTCGAAACCAGAGAACGCTGACAATAAAAAATCAACTATTGGAAGCTAAAGAGGACTATAGATGAAGATACTTAATGAACATTTGAGTTTTGACCAAGCTAGAATTGTTGTTGAGTCTGCTAATGAAGGCAAAGATCTTTATATGAAAGGTATTTGCATTCAAGGTGGAGTAAAAAACGCAAATCAGCGTGTATATCCAGTTAATGAAATTAGCAGGGCTGTCACCACTCTCAATGAACAAATTAGTGGCGGCTACTCAGTGTTAGGAGAAGTTGATCATCCTGAAGGACTCAATATAAACCTAGATCGTGTGTGTCATATGGTCACAGAAATGTGGATGGATGGCCCAAACGGTTACGGCAAACTTAAAATTTTACCAACACCAATGGGAGGCCTAGTAAAAACAATGCTTGAAAGCGGAGTGAAACTAGGCGTCTCATCTCGCGGTTCAGGCGAAGTAGACGGTGGTGGTCAAGTAGAAGGATTTGAAATAATCACTGTGGACGTAGTGGCTCAGCCCTCCGCCCCCGGTGCGTATCCAACGCCAATTTATGAACATTTAATGAACGAAAGAGGCGGATACAAGGCATATTTAACTTCGAGAGAGGTCCAAGGCGACAAAAAGGCACAAAAATATTTAAAAGAGAGCTTATTAGGAATAATAAGCAGGCTCCATTAACGAGGAGAAATTAATGTTAGATGCACTAAAATCACTCTTCGAAAATGACGCACTATCGGAAGAAGTACGTTCAGAGTTAGAAGAAGCATGGAACAAGAAGATTAATGAAAATCGACTTGAAGTCACTGCGGAACTCCGTGAAGAATTTGCCAAAAAGTATGAACATGATAAGTCAACAATGGTTGAAGCTATTGATTCGCTTGTTACGGAAAGACTGGCAGAAGAAATTAAGGAATTCTCAGAAGATCGTAAACAATTAGCAGAAGCGAAAGCTAACTTTGCTGTTGCACAACGTAAAAATGCTGAACTAATGAAAACTTTTGTTACTGAGCAACTAGCTACAGAAATAAAAGAACTACATGGCGATCAAAAAGCAATGGCTGATAAGTTTGTTGCTCTTGAAGAGTTTGTAGTTGAATCACTTGCTAAAGAACTTGCAGAGTTTTACGAAGATAAAAAAGACTTAGCAGAAACTAAAGTACGTCTTGTACGTGAAGCTAAGAAACATCTTGATACAGTTAAAACAAACTTTATTAAGAAAAGTGCAAACTTGGTATCTGATACTGTGGGAAGAACTCTTACTAAAGAAATTTCTTCACTCAAAGAAGATATTGAGAAGGCACGAGAAAATGATTTTGGCCGTAAACTATTCGAAGCATTTGCTAACGAATATTCTCACTCCTATCTAAATGAAAAGAGTGAAACTTCTAAACTTCTCAAAGTTGTAGATACTAAAAATCAACAACTAAGCGAAGCAAAGGTTGCGGCGGCCAAGGCAATTAAACTTGCGGAAAAACAGGCTGATGAAAATCGTATGATTAATGAGTCAATTGCCCGCAAAGAAAAAATCGATAATTTGGTTGCACCTTTGAGTGTTGATCAAAAAGAAATAATGATGGATTTGTTAGAAAGTGTTCAAACTTCTAGACTAACGTCTCAGTTTGAAAAGTATCTACCGGCAGTTATCGACGGCAAGAGTCCAACAAAAAAGGCAAAAGTATTGGCAGAGGCAAAAGAAATAACAGGCAACAGAGAAACCGAAAAAACTGATATCTCAGCAAACGCAAGTAATATCATTGATATTAGACGTTTAGCTGGTTTAAACTAAGGAGATAACAATGTCAGAACTACTAGAAAGTCGCTGGCAAGAGACCAAAACAGCACTTCTTGAAGGCCTACAAGGCACAAAGAAAGCAGTTATGTCGTCAACGCTAGAAAATACACGAAAGTATTTGGCTGAGACCGCAACTGCAGGTGCAACCTCTGCCGGTAACATAGCAACGCTTAACCGAGTGATCCTACCAGTGATCAGACGTGTTATGCCAACCGTTATTGCAAACGAAATCGTTGGTGTTCAACCAATGACAGGACCAGTGGGTCAAATCCACACACTAAGAGTACGGTACTCCGATACTGTTGGTTCAGGTGCCTCAGGCGCAGTAGCAGGTGAAGAAGCACTTTCACCATTCAAAATTGCGGAAGCATATTCCGGTAATGCAACATCAGGTAAAGCAGACGCAACTGCCGCACTTGAAGGCGAAGCTGGAAAAAGACTAAGCATTCAGATCTTAAAGCAAACTGTTGAAGCTAAATCACGTAAGCTATCAGCAAGATGGACTTTTGAATCTGCACAAGATGCTCAGTCACAGCATGGTATTGATGTAGAAGCCGAAATTATGGCGG